CATTCACCCTTTTTAACGTTGATACACCCGGCATCATCCCATTTTTCCATACAGGCCAAATCGCCTTCATAACTTCCAGTATCATTATATTCATCAAGAAGAGCATCAAGTTTTGCACGAACAGCTTTCATACCTTTACGACATTTCACTATATAAAAACCATCTTTTTCTTTAACTGAACCAGTATAAGAACGTTTTCCATAATGTTCAGTCGCATCTTTTACTGCGTTTTTAAACGCCTCTTCAGCAGTTTCACCTTTAGCCCATGCTTCAAAATAATCAGCACTCATGATAATTACCTCAATTAAATCCAAAGAAAAAACGGAAAGAACCTTTCCCCCCTTACATTATATAATATAGTCATTTTCTAACTATATGTCAAGCTCTTTTCCACATTCTTCGCATTTTTTTTCAGTTTCACCAACTTCAGACCCACACCGAGAACAAATCAAATATGGGTTTTCCCAACACTCAATCGGTTCTTCTTCATCAAACCAACTGGAAGAACTATAAAAATCATCAACGTGGTCATCATATCCCATGACTATTCCTCACAAAGAACTTTTTTATGAACATTCACACCATTTTCTGTAACCTCAAAATCAACAGAAAAATGATTATGACACCTCATACACATTATAAAATCACCAGCATCGAAATCGGCAACATTTATAGAAGATTCACATGAAGGGCATGTTACGATTTCAAACCTTGCCACAAAACCTCTACAGGCTTCAGAATCATCATATTTTTCCGATCCTTCCCATTCTCCACCATCACACTCTTCACCAGTGAAAAATTTACAATCGCCACATACCTTTTCCATTACATCCTCTCATAAACAGATTCACCATTAGAAAATGTTGCAACTTTTCGGAGTTCGCCAAATAATTTATGAAACTTATTCTCGACCAAACCAACCCAATTTTCAGAGAGATTTTCAAGTCTCTGTTCATCGTCATAATAAGTATCAAAATCTTTAACAACAAGCCAAACAGAAGCAAGTCCACAATACTCACTTACTCCAATATAGGCAAACTGATTTTCAAGAATAGCATGATCTTCACGATCAAGCCATTTGTCAGTTTCTTCCATAGAAGGAAAAGCCTTATGAGCAACACCTTTAACATCCTCAAGAAACCATTCCCAATCAAATTCATCAACCATATCAGAAACATCACGAAAAGCAACAACAGCACCATTAGGATAACTAACTGAACGACTCATAACAACCTCCATAACAAATTCAAACAGGGGAGAACCTTTCCCCCCTTACATTATATAATATAATCATTATTTGATGATTGTCAAGGATTATTCAACAGGAGCATCAAGATTTGCAATAATCCATCCTTTTTGCCAAGCCTTCAATATAGGTAAACTGGAACCAACAGGCAATCCTACCATCAAAAGCATAAGTTCTGTATCATGAGCCGGAATACAAGACATTCCCATCTCAAAGGCTGTTTTACCAACGTCAAGAGCAAGTTTAGTTCTCTCTTTTACAACCTTTCTTAATTCTTTAGAACCTTCTTTAAACATTTTCATAATATACTCTCAATTAAATTGATATTTAAGGATTTCTCCCTTACATATTATAATATAATCACTCAAATTCTATTGTCAAGAAAAAAAGACAAAAAAATACCCTGCCATTATGACAAGGTATGTCTAAAAAAAAATATTTATATAATATACAAAAAATGTCTAAATTTCCAAATCTTCCCAATCCTCTTCGGCAACAAGATTTAACATCCATCGACCCATACCGCTTGCTGGTAATATACATATTTCATCTATCTTTTCAAAAATAAATGGTCTTTTACCAACGTATGATGTATATATTTTACTGGTTTTTCCAAGTTTTCCTTTTGCAAATGGTTCTTTTTTATGATATCCTAACCAATTATTTGAACAATGATTCGTACCATACAAATAAGCCTTTGCTTCATTATTAATCGCACCCCGTGGAATCAAAAGAACAGAATCTTGTTCAAAATTCTCACCAAGTTTAGCTATAATCTTAAAGAATCTTTTATCATCATTAAGATTTACAACAAAAAAAGAATCTTCTATAGCAGTCTTTCCACCTTCGGGATATTTCCCTTTCAAAACAGTTACACCATATCCAAGACTAAGTAATTTTGCCTTGAGTGATTTATTCCGTTTTTGATTATCCTTATGAGAATATTCACCACCCTTTCCACAATCAGAAGCAACTCGAAAAGCTGTTAAAGCCGCACATTCATGATCGTTATTATGTGTCCATAATCTTGATAATGAAGATTCGTTTAAATTTTGTTTAAATGTTTTCATATTATCCTCTAAATCTATGAGCTAATATCTCGATTTTAGCCTGTTCTGAAAGAGATTTAGGATCAATTTCATGAGCATAATCAACCCAACGAGGCAAATCTTTCACCTCATCTTCCTCATAAATCCTAATAAATTCTTTTTGCTCTTTTATATCACCACCTTCAGCAATCGTATTTAAATCAGTTCTTGTCATTTTATCCCCCTTTCCTATTTGATGAATAATAACATCAGCATATTTATCAGGAGCCGAACCGTCTTTAATAATCTGATTTGCCCATTGCCATAAAGCATCTTCCAATTTAGAAGTAAGCCTATTTAATTGAATAGACCATCGTTGATTTCTTTTTGTTCCCCCTAAACGAATACGAGCGAAACCACGTTTGATAACCCTCAATAAAATTTCTTCTCTTGCTTTTCCTTCTATATTACTATTCATCTGTTCATTATACTTATCAAAAGTAGTCTGAAGAGACTTTTTTGTTTCACCAAACTGTGTTGGATTTTTAACAACAGTAATTATATGTCTTGATTTAGGCTTTATTAATTTTCCTTGTGGAGTTAGCCAATACGCATTTTCGCTCATTTTTTCCTCTTTTAGTTAATACTATTATTTATGTTTTGTCAGTTGATCCCAACCCTCCATCACGACCCGAATCCTGTTTTACATCTTCACAAAAGAAATTAAATTGATCTTTATCTATTGGAATAAATTCAGCAGGAATTCTTTCAGTCAATTTACATTGAGCAATAGCATCACCAGTTTTAATAATTTGAGGATTCATAGACCGATTTTGAAGAAGAACAAATGTTTCCTTCGTATAATCTGAATCAATTGTACCCGGCTGATTCGCAACAGTCAAAAACCGTTTCCATGTATTACCAGAACGAGAACGAATATCAAGAAAATATTTTCTTGGTAAACAAAAAATTAATCCCGTTGGAACTAATGCCATATCATCAGGAAAAAGACGAATAAAAGCATCACGAGTTCCAAATTTTTCAACTTTAATACCTTCAGCTCTTCCATGAAATCTTACAGTCTCATTATGAAGACAAGCACATACATCATGACAAGCACTTAATTCAGTTCCCAAAAAAGGAATAGTAGCCTCTTCAGAAAGAGGATAAACACCAACAATATTAGTAATCATTATTTCTCCTTATTTACGTTTATTCCCAATCTGATATTTTGTCACAAGTTCATAATTTTCTTTATCAGAATGTTTAACAATTTTGATAGCAGAAATTGGAAGTTTATCTTTCCCTTTTTCTGAATCAACAATTTTTATCATACCCCATTCCTGAAGCAATGAAGCAATCAAATTTCTTCGTTGAAGATCATCATTAGTAAGATTAACAGACCTTCCATCCAGAGCAAAAAGTTCTTTAAAATGGACAATATAATATTTTTCTCTTTTAAAAAGAATATGACATGACTGAAATAATGTATTTTTATTATTAGCCAAAATTCCCATTCTTTCAAGTGTTTCTACTGTCAAAAGGAATGAATTATCATCAACTAATTCAACCTCTAACGCATAATTTTCATACCAATCATCCAATGTAATCGTATATTTTTCATTACTCATTTGTAAATCTCCTATTTTGTTCTCCCACCTGTATTCATTTCTTTCTTGATACTTTCTAATTCTTCACTTGAAAGTATCTTCATATAGATTTCAGCCTTTTCTAAGGATACACCATAATGATCTGAAACCAATTTTAAATCTTTATCTTTTGTTTGTTTTGTCCAAACTGGATTACGCTTTCTTTCTGGTACAATCAAACTCAAAAAACGAAACTGATTTTTATTATCAATAAATGGTCTGGTATTGAGTTCATTTGCCACAAGTACAGCATCAGCATGAAATGAAAGACTTCTATTTACCAAAAATGGTACATAATCTTTTTCAAATTCAGCATCAGTAAATTCATCATCTTTAACATGAGAAATAGCTTTAAAAAAATTGGTTATTGTTGCCATTATAAAAATACACCCATAAGTTCTACTATATAAGCAGAAAGGTTCAAATCTGGATCAATTGCAAAAGTATGTTTATACTGATAATCATTAGACAGAACAATAGCAGTTGCTTTTTGTTGTCCATCTTTAATATCAGGATATAATTTATTCATAACAGCAGAATAAATACTTCCATCATACGAATTGTTAATAATCCATTTTCTACTTGCTCTGAAATCGCCTCTTTTTATACAATCAACTAAAATATCAATTTTAGTTGTTACAGCATCAAGAATACCCTCATCAATTTTCCCGGTAAGTGAATACAACTGAAGTTCATTCAATATCTTACGAAAATCAGGAAAATATTTTGTTATGAATTGAGCCAACGCTTTCTTTTCATATGGTATCTCTTCACTATTTAGAACATCTTCACATCTGTTCATTGTTTCGGTCATCAAAGTAACCTTTTCATCTTCTGGAATAGAAAAATCAATTAAACCAATTCTTGAGTGAATAGGTTCAATAATTTTTGTAATATAATTACCAGTAAAGATAAATCTACAATTTTCACTTACCTCTTCAACTAAACCACGAACTGCCATTTGAACTTCTCCGGCATTATCAAATTCATCATAAATAACAACTTTTGGTTTATCAGTTGAACTATCAATTGAAAGAGTATTAGCAAAATGAGTAACAGTACTTCTCACAGTCTCTATTAAACGTCCCTCTTTCGACCCATTAATAATTATATAGTCAAGATCAAGTTCATTACAAATCGCACGAGCAAGAGTAGTTTTACCCATTCCTGCGCCTGAATAAAAAAGCATATTCTGAAGATCGCCAGATTTTATAATACCTTCAGCAATTTTCTTTATTCTAGTTGGCAAAACACAATCCTTGATAAACAAAGGTCTATATTTTTCTACCCATATAAATTCACGATCATTACGATGCATACACACTCCTATCCATTATAATCGGATTTGATATCCAAAGCAATTACATAATCAACATCATTATTATACCATGAAGATAAACGGCCATCAGCAATCCCAATATCATAATCTTGCGGAATCATTTTAAACGTATCCATATTGAATATCAAATTAAAATCTTCCTTTGCCTGAACATCAGCGTCAATCTGAATAGAAAATTTATTTGACGAACTATCCTTGACATCCGTTACATTCACACTTACATTATGAGCATCAATAGGCGTAATGATCATATTCGGCAATTGCATTACATTTGAAGCCTTCATAATAGAAGTTAATGTCTCAAGTTTAAGATTGAAATTTACATCAGTAACACCAAGATTCGGACGTTTTTCTGGATATACAATATGTTTCAATGGAGCAAAAACATATCGAACCTTAAAATTTGGATTCTTTTCTTCGCATATATACATATAGTTATTTTCAGCATCAGAAAAATCAAGTACCGGAGTATTAAACATTTTCATAGTATTCAAAAATTCAGTCAAATCATACAACGCAAATGATACTGGAAATTCTTCTTCAATTTCAGTTTCAGAATAAATATTTTTAGCAATCGCTACAGTAGAAAGACGATTACCAGCCCGTACAAAAATTGATTGGTTAATACCAGCAAAGTTTTTTAATAATTTCAATGTTCTTTCAGACAACTTCATATACAAATCTCCCTTTAAATTTATATTATTCTAACTCATTTTAATCAATTTGTCAAGAATTATTTTCAACAAACGAAAAATGACCCCTTTTCTTGAAGCACAATTCTTGATCAAATCTACTATTTATAGCGACATCTTTATGACTGATAACAAATACATTACTTACATTTTTATCAGCAGAAATAATGCTCATAAAATTTTCTACACCATCATTATCAAGTGAACCATCTAAAATCTCATCAAATATAAGAAGATTTGTTGCATTTCTTGATTTTTCAAGAGCAATTTCTCTCCATGTAAATAAAAGAGCAAGATCAATTCTACTTTTTTCTCCTTCACTAAATGAATGATATGTAAAATCACTCATATGTTGAGAATATATACTCTCATTAAAATTTCCATCAAAAATAAAATTGATAGAAAAATCTAACATATTTAAATATTTATTAATAGTATTATTTATCATAGGCAAATATTGATTTATAATTCGTGTTTTTACACCATCATCTTTTAATATTTGATGAACAATACTATAATAATGAGCAATATGTATTTTTTTCTGTAACAAAACATCAAGGTCTTTAATATCAATTACTAATTGATCAATTTCAATTTTAATAGCATCTACATCATCATCAGAATCAGTAATTGTTCTAAGTTCTTTTTTAAGATTCTCTACTAATTCAGATTTTATGCTTTCAAGAACATGTAAATGTTCAACATCACTATATAATTTATTATATTCAAAAACAACTTTTTCATTATCATCTAAAACATTTTCATATGATTCTTTTGATTGATTATGTAATTTTATAAGATTCTGAGCCTCTTCAATATCTTTCTTTATAGAATCAGTTTTTGTTTTCTTATATTCATCATCTATTTTTTGATCACATTTCGGACAATGAGCATGTTTTTTATAAAAATTTAATTCTTTTTTCCATCGTTTAACATCAGATTTTAATTTAAAAATAGCTTTTTCTAAATCAGTAATAGTTTCCCTAATGCTTCCACCATCAACTAATTTTTTTTCCTTTTCATCACGTATTTCTATAAGAATTGCTCGATCTTCCTGAATAACTTGTATATCTTTTTCATATTCTAATATTTTATCTTCAATATCAAATATTCTTTGATCACGATTCTTAACCTTATCGTTATAAAATTCAAGTTTTAATTTATACTCATTTTTTATAAAATCAAGTTTATGTCTCTTTTGATCAATCTCTTCTTTAAGAACTATTGTAGTCCCTTTAAGAATTTCATTCATTTGAGAAAAAATACCAATATCAAGAATATTCTCAATTATTTCTCTTCTGGAAGCAAGAGGCAATTGCATGAAAGGAACAAAAGAAGCCGACCCCAATATAACAATTTGAGTAAATGATTTATAATTAAAATTTAAAATATCATTTTCAAGAATTGTTTGATAATCTTTCGTTCTTGCTGGTTGCGGAATTAATTTTCCATCAGCATATATTTCAAATACAGCAGGTTTTATACCACGAACAACCTTATATTTAAAATCTCCAATTCTAAAATTACACGTAACCAACATATCACTGTTATTAATATTATTTATCAACTGTGCCAATCTTACTTTACGAAAAGGTTTTCCAAAAAGACAAAAAATAAGAGCATCAAGAAATGTTGATTTTCCATTACCATTAGTGCCAGTAATAATACTGGCTTTACTCCCGGACATATTTATTTTTACTGGAATATTACCAGTAGAAAGAAAATTTTTATACTCAATATCATCAAAAATTATCATCTATTTCTCGCTTTATTATATATTTTAGTAAGAATGTCTTTCACCACCAAAATATCACCCTTTTTCATTTCCGGTATATCATCAACATATTCTAACAAAATTGTCAGTGTATCTTTATCAATTACACCATTATCATCAACTATACTATCCAAATATAAATATTCATCTTTTGTTGTAACCTTAAATGGCAATTGTATTTCTACATCTTTCAAAAAATGTTCATAATGATAAGGATTATCTTTATTATTTACTACAATTTTTACAATTTTACCTTTAAGATCAAAATCTTCCAATTCTGTTTCAGCACCATTATAAACAATGATTTTATAAATCGGATCACTCAATATTTCATAATCAACATTGCCTGTTTCTGTATCGTATATTGCAATTTGTTTATCATCTCCATAATCAGCCCATGTCATTTGATATGGACTACCAACATAATATTTTGATGATTTATGATAATGACCAGAAAATACATTATCAAAATGAGAAAATGTAGAAGGTTTTAAACCAATATACGATATCGTATTTCCCTGATATGGAACACCTGCCATTTCAAAATGACCACAACAAACATCAGCAGTTGACATTTTTATAATTTCAAGAGTTTCTTCTTCTTTTGATGGAAATATCCAAGGAACCATTAAAAATTTAACACCAGAAAGAATAACTGTTTCTGGTTTATCGTAAATTTTCATCTTTCCATCATATTCATAATAATCAAAAAGAAGTTTTGATGAAACTATACTACCATCAGATTTATAATATGTATCATGATTACCAACAAGAAGATGGACAAAAATACCATTACTTATCAATAAGTGTAGTGTTTTTTTAGCAAGATCAAGAGAAGTAAAATTGATATATTTTCGCCTATCAAATAAATCACCTAAATGAATTACCTCATTTATACCATTTTTAAGCAAATAAGGAATAAATTTATCTCTAAAAAACTCATATTGATATCTCTGAAAAAACCCACTATCATTTCGGACACCAAAATGAGTATCACCTAAAATACATATTCTCATCAATAATCCTCAGTCATACACTCTTCAAGAGCAGTCAATTTTACATCCTTTTTCTTTCTTGGTTTTTCAGGAGGTAATTCGATATTCATATCATCAATAACACTACCAAGATAATCCATATGAGTTTTATACCCCTTTATATCATTCGGATTATCAGCATTAATAGCATCAGCAAATTCTTCAGCATTAATATTACTTCTGATATAATTTAAATGATCTCTATACCTCTTGTTAGAAATATTAATTCTTCGGACAAAAGCCTGATAAGCTATTTTTGAAATATAACCAAAAGCATTACTGTACTTATCTCCATCATAATTTTTTGAATATTTTATACAATTTTCAATCGCATCACCTATCATTTCATCTTTATATGTATAATTAATAAATTGAGGCATAAACCCCATATTATTACAAATTAAAAATACACATTCACCCAAATAATCTGTCATAGGTGTACGTTTTCGGTCTGCTTTAATATCCTCTCTTACAATTTTTGCCCATTCACCTAATTCTTTACTTAACTTTTTATTATCAACATACATCAAATTCTCCTAAATCAGTTTATACTTCGACACTGACATAGGGAATTTTTCACGTTTATACATATCAAGTCGTTTCAAAAAATGAGAATAACAATAATTAAATTTCTTTCCATATGCCATATTGTCCACTAAATCAAAGACAACCGCATTGTCTTTTCTATTAGAAAGTCGCAAAACACGACCTATGGACTGCAACACCTTAATCTCACTCTTATAAGGTGAAGCAAATATAACATAATTTAAATTTTTAATGTTTACTCCGGTACTTAATGTTCCATATGAGGCCACCAGAATGCTATTATTATCACTATCCACAGATTCTCGAATATTCTCACGATCTTCTGCCTTAGTCTCCCCTGAAATATAGTATATTTTTCGCTTTTTGTCAAGTCTTTTTTTTAACTTTTTGAAAAGCGGTTTTCCATGTTTTTCTATTTTATTAAATAAAATAAGAACGTTCCCATTTAAAACAGAAGCAAGATTTGTAATAAATTCATTTCGTTCATTGAGTTCAGTTATATATGATATTTCATTAACATAATTATTTCTCCATTTTTCAGCACCAGACTTTGTTTTAATTTTTACTTTTCGATTTATCTCTTTACATATAGATTGTTCATAAGTAAGAACAACTATCTTGATATGAATTTTACTTGCGTATCCAGCATCTATCATCTCACGAGTAGATATAACCTTTTTTATACCACCAAAAAGACCATTTACTTTAAGTTTATGTAATTTTTCATCCTTCAATGTTCCAGTAAAACCAGCACGAATCCACGCATTTTCAGAACAATCCATAATACGAATTACACTCTCAGCCGTTGCCTGATGAACCTCATCAAAAATTACAAAACCAAACTTTTTAAAATAACTTTTTGGTTGTTGATAAATACTTTGCCATGTAGAAATATAAATTTGCTTATCACTATCTTTCGTAACACCATCATAATCATAAATCATATGAACTTTATCATCAACATTCCATTCCACTTCAGTAGAATAATCATCAAAATCTTTATACATTTGAGTTACAAGGTTGACAGTAGGAGTAATAATGAGTATTTTACTATCAAGAAACTTAGAAAAATATCGAATAAGACCATAAATAATAAGTGATTTTCCACTGGAAGTAGCAGAAACGATAGTTACTCGTTTTTCGTTGATAATTTCTTTTATAGATTCAATTTGATGTTCCCGGAATTCAATTTTCTTTCCCTTTGAATGAACATTTAAAGACTCCAAATAATCCATAGAAAATGACCCAGTATCAAATATAAACCGATTATCAATTATCTCATAATCACGTTCTTCAGCAAATCCAACCAGAATATTGAAAAGACCAGCAGGTAAAGTCGAACTCATATAGTTAAAAAGACGCACCTTTCCATCCCAAAGACCATTTTTATATCTTGGCATAAACCGATAATTATTAGCATAAAAAGTAAAAAATTCGTTTATCTCTCTTTGAATTCCTATATTAGTATCAATTTCCATATAGGAAGCATTCACAGAAGTTACTACTATTTGATCACTCATTAATCATATTCTCCATTTTTGAACTTGAGTGATTTTATAGCATTTGTAATATGAAAAGAACGTCTATTACACTCATCCATAATCTTTTCAATAAATAAAATTTTACGTTTAACAAACGCAAGTTTATATTCAAGAGCAACAACTTCATCATCAGAATCAATAAACATTTTAACATCTGATTTCATAACTTTTAAATCAAGAGGATGTTCATCATAAATTTCTGGTTTTGCTTTTCCTGAATAATATAACCACTTTTTACGTTTTAAAATACGCAAATCAAGTTCATATCTCGTATATAAATCCTTTGCGAACATCAATTCTTTGAGATATTTATGATGTATTTGTGGTGTTCTTACACTATCATGTTCAAGAGTATCAATAGAAATTTTTAAATCTTTTTCTGATTGATCCTGTAATTCTTCAATCTTCAATTTTTTCTCCTTTTATTGAAAATTATATATTCATAGGCTCAAAATAGTAATATGAATAATCAAACGTAACATCAGCAGTTACAGGCGTAATTGTCGGATCAGTATTTGTAAAAGAAAGTTGTGATAAATCTACAGGAAAACAATCAACAAAATTAACCTTTACTATTGGATTAAATTTGTTACTGGTTATTGTCATCAAAATATCAGAAGTTTCTGTATATTGAAAATCATCAAAAGGATCATATTTTCCCTCACGTTCTCTACTTCTAATTTCTTTAAATTGTTCTGAAGAACGTGGAAAACCAAGAGCGGCCATCCAATTAAATACTTCCATATAATTTTCCATATATTCATCAACAAGAAATGAAATAGTTAAATCTTCAAATACCATTTTTTCTCCCGGAACGTCATAATCCACATTTGATGTAGGAATAACCGCCCTTCCAAGATTACAACCCGGCATGTTAAATACCGTTGTGAATAAAGACACTTTAGGCATTTCTTTAGCCTCAAAATGAAAATTATTCTGACCCATTAAGTTGAGTTCTTTATTTAATTCTAAATTTACCATTAATGCGTACCTGTTAATTTACCTTCGTCAAAAGACAAAACTATATCCATCATTTCGTCTATTTGTTCTATATTATCATCCAATATCATTTCATTAAATATTGATTTAGCTGTTCCAGCATGAAAAAGATATCCTTTAGAATCATGACCCATATAAACATACATAGAACCACATTTTGATTTTTTATCTGGAACATCTACAATAACATTTTTAGAAATTTGGATTACTCTATTTTTTAAATCCCTTAAACTCCCCATACCATTACTTATAACAAAAAAAGGGGAACACCCGAAGGTATTCCCCTATTATAACATATTACCGTTACTTTGACAATCTTATTACATAAGATTTTCAATCTTAAAGATACGGAAGTAAATGTTCTTACGTGCTTCAAGACCAGTGTTAAAAGAACCACCGGAGTATTCTCTTACGAATGGGTTAGCCCCAATTGCGTAACGAGTTTTGAATCCAAGGCGAGGCTGGAAGCTATCGCTATGAACAGTTTTGTAAAGTGTCAATGGAACGTATGGACAATAGTAAGCACCAGCATCATACGCATTAGCACCTTTGTAACCAACAACACACATATCAATAGTTACATAAGGATCAACATAAACACGAATCATTCCGTTCATTACACCAACAAAAAGATTACCAACAGGATCAACTGTACCCGGAGTAACTTTTGTATTACCAGCAGTATCAAGAAGACCTGTCATAGCAAGAGCAGAAGCTACATTTGCGGAACATACAATCCAGTTACCTTTACCTCTACGAGTTTCGATTGCGATTGCGTTTGCTTCACGTTCGATTTGAAACATCAAACCTTTGAAACGTTCAACAGACCAACGACCATTTGAATCAACATCAAGGTCATATGAACCCGGAGTAGCAATATCAGAATTCTGACAACCAAGAACAGCCATGTTGTAAGTTCTACGAAGAACTTCACGGTTTTGTTCAGAAATGATTTCAGTTGAAAGAATATTCGCAAGCTCTTGCTCTGCGTTAAGACCATGAACTGCTTTCAAGTCCTGTGCCAATTCAACAGAGTATTCAGATTTTAAACCACGAGATTTAGCCTCAACGGACAATTTCTCGATTGTGAATGACATTTTAGCCCATTCAGTATCTTCACCAAGAGTTTCAGCAAGATTTGTATCCATACCAACACCATAACCGAAGTCAACTGAAAATGGATCAGTCAAGGTAGCATCGGAAGATGCAGGAGTAGGTTTATCATTCGCTGTTCCAGTATAACCAGAAGGAAATTCAGTACCCTTACCAGCATTCGGAGAAGCTGGATCACGAGGCGCACCAGAAAAACCGGAATCTGCTTCATGGAATTGTGCTTCATTTGCTGTAGTATCTTCACCAACCGCAGGTTGTGAACCATATTGTGCTCTCATTGCGAAAATCAAGCCAGTAGGCATTTTCATTGGCTGAACGCCAAAAATATCAAAAGCAAGCATAGCAGGTACAGAACGTCTTACCATGGAGATAAGGACAGGATCATACTTATCCATACCACCAATTACGTTTGTAGGAGCTTCGGAAATATTTGCTTCTGATTTAAGAGCTTCTTCTTCATTCTGTAAAAGAATACCAGTTACTCTTTTACGATAATTATCTTTGATTTCGGAAATCTCTTCATGTTCCAGAATTGGTTTCCACTTTTCCTGAATTTGTTCAGGTGTTAAATGTTCATTCATTTTTTTATCTCCTATTATTTAAAATAATATATTAGAAACTTTTACGGCCATTGCTTATAGCAGAGGCGTAAAAATTAACACTTTCGTTTTTCTCATCATCATCTCCATCATCATCTTTACCTTTCTTCTTATCATCTTTATCATCAGCATCATCATCTTTCTTTTCATCATCTTTACCAGTATATGCTTCAATAATAGATTTTACTTGAGAACGATAACTTTCTTCATCTTCAAATTCAACCATTTCGATAAAACTTTCAATTTTATCAATTTCGCTGTCAGCAAGACCATCAGTTTCTTCAATTATGATAAATGATTTTCTGAAATCTTTCAGTTCAGCGGCAAGTTCAATATTCTCATTAATAGCATCATTGAGTCTATCTTCACTTTCTTCCAGTTGTTCTGTCATATCAGCAACAACATCAACTTTATTTTCTGGAACCTCAACATAACTTTCTTCAAAAAGCTCTTTCATTCCTGTCATAAAATGTTCAGCAATTTCTGTCTTAATACCAGCATCAACAGCAAGTTTGTTATCAGACATCCATTCTTCAACTACATAAGTCAAATATGAATCAACTTGCTCTTCCAATTTTTCAGAAAGTTCTTTTTTACTTTCTTCAAGTTTTGCTTCAAACTCTTCTTCTAAAGCCTGTTTTTCTTCCTGAACACCTTTCGCAACAGCAGTCTCGAAAATCACAGTTGCTTTTGTTTTGAAGTCCTCAGACAGGTCTTGAAGAGATTCATCTTCAAATAAAATTTCAATACCTTTTTTTTCGTCTGCCATTGTTTTCTCCTTAATAAAATAAATTATTTCTATTATTATTTATAAAAACAGTGTTTTTGATAACCTATTTTACCAAAATTAAATCACCGTTATTAAATGAAACCATAGTTTTTCTTGTTCCCATATCAATTAGTACCGATACACTACTTCTACCAGCACTCTTTACAATACCTCTTTTTCCATAAAAATCATCATATTTTGATTCAACTTCAACCGTATCACCAACATGAAAATATTCTGATACATTTTTCTTTGAATATTTAATAAAATCAAGCATAATAACTCCTATTTATTAATATGATCAAAAAATGTATTCATTTTTTCCATTAAAATAAATTCTTCTACAGCAGAAAAACCAATTTTTCCTGCTTCAATATCAATTTGTTTTTTTACCTTTTCAATAAAATCTTCTTCACCCTGAACCGCCCATTCTTTACCTTCATAAATACCATTTACCCACGCTTCAGGCGCAGATGGATCAGAAACTACATCAATTGTACTCATATAATAATCTTCATTAACCATCTTAACTCCACTTCTTTCAGAAAGAGTACCAAGACCTCTTGAAGATACACCAAGTTGAACCCCATCATCAAGCAATCCCTTAACAATATCACCAACCGGAGTAGATGTAATTTGAGATTTACCAACCCAATTATTACCTTCTCTATGAAGAGATTTAATAAAATGACAAGCTCTTTCTGGATCAACAGAAGGTGATTTTGGATGATTTAATTCACCTAATGAACGATTTTTATTGATATAATCATTTGTATATCTAGTAACTTCTCTTTCAAGAATACTTGCCGGATAAATTCTACCATTTCTGTTCTTTTGTTCTGCTTGAAGAAATATTCCTTCAATAAAATATTTTTTACTTTGAGTAGATTCATCAATAATAACACCTGACTCAATCTGGTCAAAGTTATCTTCTACTATTAAAAATGCCATTATTTTGCTCCATTTATAGTTAAAATTAATTCATAAACAACATCAACATTATGTACATTGTTATTTATCATTTTTGTCAATTTAGTACGGTTAAAATCATTTGTAGATTCGTAATACCGTTGTATAGTGGCAATTTTATTACGAACAATTTCAATACCATCAATAACACAATTATCCTCACTTTCAAGGATAATAGACATTCGACTATAATCATAAAATTGATTAGTCAACTCTGATATAAATTCATTATAGAATTTCAATTTACTGTCCAAACATATCTTGAGCAATTTCTTGTCTTCGTGTTTCAATACGATCCATTATTTTTGACCCAATTACAGAACCGACTTCAGATTTTAATTTAGTTGGATTTCCTTCTTGAGCATATTTAATAATATTTGAAACACTACTTACTTCAACATTATTATTATTTTTATTTTCTTCTGACATAATATCTCCTCTTATTTCTTTTCAACCTTTACTTCTTTTTTAGCAAAATTATCTTTTTCTTTTGCTTGTTCCTTAGCCTGTTTTTCTTGAGCCTTCAATTGATCAGCATCAGCTTTTGCTTGAGCTTCACGATCTTGATCTGCTTGATTAGCATCAAATTCTTGCTGTTGATCCATACCTATTGTATCAAATGCTGAAGTCTCTTCACGTTCTTCTTTTTCAGAATCACGTTGTTTAGCCAACTCTTCAGCCTCTTCTTCAGTTTGCTGAAGAATATTTTTTCTAATCCAATCAAGTGAATAATAACGTTCAATCATTTGATCCATTTGTTCAACAACTTCAATACGATCTTTAAGAACAGAAAGTTTCTTCAATTCGGTGTAATAAGAATCTTCAACCCATGTAAAATCAATAAAAGCCTCAATTTCTTCCCAATCTTTTTCAGTTACAATATTTCGGAGAATCAAATGAGTTTTTAACATATCAATAAAAATACTGGAAAACTTTATTCTCAATCTTGCAATAAATTTAGAAAATTTGATCTCATCACGAGTAATTTCAGAATCACGACCCAAATTAAACATACTTTCACTTTCCAATCGACTTACAGGAACATTAAGAGATTTATATAATTTGTTTCTAAAATATTCTAAATCTTCAAGTTGACCAAGATTTTCGCCACCGGAAAGAGTATCAATTTCAGTGCCTCTTCCACCTTCACGTCTTGGTAGCCAAAAATCTTCAAGCATTGCTTTATACCGTTTTGATTCATCAACAGTACCAGTTTCAGTATTATAAGCAATTCTATTTCTATAACGAGCCATAATGCCGTTTAGATATTCTTCAGCTTTAGTTTTTGGAAGATTACCAACGTCAATATAAAAGATTCGTCTTTCAGGAGCACGAGCAACCCTATAAACAACAATAGCATCTTCAAGCATAGAAAGTTGATTTGATGTTTTCAGAGCTTTATCAAGATAAGAAATTATATGTTTTTTCTCAACATCAAACATACCACTTGAACTAAATGCTATAGAAGGTTCTGAAAATTTAAGACCCTGTTCGGAATTTAAAAATGATGTTCCATAATAAGAACCATATCCACCAACACCAATTTGATTTCCATTCAAAGCATCGTTATTAGGTTTATAAATATAAAAATTATCTATCTTCTTTATAAGACCTTCATTCGTTTTTTCAATTTTACGAACTTTCTTGATCAATAAAGAATCAATGTGTTCTATTTTTTTAATACCATCACTTTTATTCTTACTATTAATTAAAAGAGCAAAATGACTTCTTCCATCAACATACCACTCACGAAATATATCATATCCTCTTTTATGAAAACGCATTAAACGAAGTAAAACTTCAAATTCTGCTATAATTTTTTTCTTTGTTTTTTTAGAGATAGTTTGAACACTATCTAAGTTGAGTTTCACTGGATAAGGATTTCCAGCCTCATAAGTAATCGCTTCATTAACTATTTCAGAAATAGCATCATCAACTTCAGGACATAAAGCAAGAGCACGATACCTTTTAATAAGTTCAAATTCATCTTTTGATATGACATTTGAGTCATATATCTCTACAAAATGACCACCTTGCGGCCCTATACTAATAATATCAAGAGAACCATCTTCATTATCAGGCACCACTACCTTTAGAAGTTTAGTATCCTCTTCTTGAGCTTTTGCTTTTGTGATTTGAAATCCAAAAAGTTCCATATACCGTCCTTAAAATGTAAAATTATAAATAATTATATAACATCCTCTTTAACTCCTTTTAGGGATGTTAAAAAAGGGGGAAAGTCTTAGATTTTCCCCCTTTCTTATTTATTATTTATACCATACAAATTATGCTACTACATTCACGCCTGTAGGCTGTGTATATCCAGCAGGAAAATTAAGATCAACATCAGTTCCATCATCATTACTAACAATAGTTCCACCATTCAAATTAATCTTTGGTATTACATTATCAATCACCCCGACATTAGCAACAGTATATTCAAATGTAAGCATATCACTTAATGATGTACCAGAATTATATGAAGCCTCTTGCGAAGAACCTGCTTCATCAAAAGTTAATGAAGGAATACCAGTAACATCAATATCCTCATCAAAATATACAGAAAATCTAATAATTTCACCAGAACCAATAGAATAATCATCTGCCGCTGGATTATCAATAGAAGTGATTTTAGGCTGATTATGCCCAACAACACCTGTCATACATTGAATAACAACTTCCTGACCGTCAGCCATCTTTCGCACCCAACCTCTTTCATCCCCAAAAACAGTAGATTTACCTGTTCCGTCTTTTGTCATCCAATCATTTGGACTTGTATGTGAAGTTCCCATATTTTACTCTCCTTATGTAGTTACGCCTTGTTCACTTGTTACTTCCCAATAATTCATCTCAAAAGTAACAGTAAATTCTTCTACTGTATCGTTACTATCAAAGGCAAGTTCAATAGCGGACATTTCAGTACGATACATATCAACAATATGATATTGAGCCATACTTTCTCCATCTCTTCCAAGTTGTTCAACTACAGCATCAGAATAAACATCAGCTACAGCAGGTTTACCAAGATTTGATTGGTGTCCGTTAATCTCATCCATCCATTGTGTTACCATATGACGAACCGCAAAGTCAATGTCATTAAAAATGGTAACTGTCCATGGTTCAAAAGTTCTATTACCGGGAACTTTGATTTGACGACCCAAATAAGGAACGTCAATATTTCCTATCGTACTCGCAGGAAGACTTGCGCCTTTAGCAAGAAATTCGATATTTTGACCTAAATTACTCATATACACTTTGTACAGATTAGGTCTTGCACCTGAAATAAATGCGCCTTTAAAATCAGTTATATTTAGACTTGGCATCTTTTTTCTCCTAATATTTGTTATTTACTGAAAGGGGTTATTCGAATAACCCCTTGTTATTATTTATTACCCAAATTGTCCGATGATTTCATCGAAAACAACACCTGTTCCAGTAGCAACAAAGTTCAAAGTGATAAAGTTAATTGATCTCGCAGGTTTGATATAAATATCACCAACAAAAGCATTGTTGTCAATTACAAACGGTGTATTGTTTGTTTCATCACATACTACCTGAAAATCGTAAATACCACGTCTTCCCTGTACATCACGAAGATAAGGTTCAACCATCTGTTTAAATCTCAAACGAGTAAATTCGTCATTGAATTCAAATAAAAGATATTTAGCCGCCTTAGCAATCGCTTTTTCAAGAACGATAAACAATCTTCTTACATTGATACGATCAAAAGCAGAAGGTTGTGTAAGCATTGTTCTATCACCGTAAAGCAATGTACCCTCTCCAAACATTGTATTGATTGGATTAACAGAGTTTGGATACATTTCGTCTCTCTCTGTCTTATTTGGATTCCAAGCAAGTTTTACAGTGTTCTTAATATGACCACGATTAAAACCAGCAGGACTCCACCATGGATCACGAGTCTCATCTACACGAGCACAAAGACCAGCAACATCACCATTACAAGCAACCCAACGGAATGTATCATTATATGTATCAAATTGATATTTCCAGTTACAATCAAATACACCATAAGAACTGGAAGGTAATACACCTCTATGTCTCATAATATTATCAAGTTCACGATCTTTCGCATTTACCACTGTACCAATTCCACCCGAATTAAGTGCTTCAGGAGAAATAAAAGCTACACAATCTTTACGATATTCAGCAATATTCTGAATAATATAATCTTGAAGTACACGATCAGCAGGGCCAGTAATAAGCAATCCAATATCAATTTCTTCCATATTTTTGAAATGATCCCAACCCGGAATAAGTTCATTATTTGAAACTCTATTTCCATTAGCACCATTCGCAAGTGTAACAGCTACAGGAGCATCAAGAGATTCAAAATCTCTATCTTGTGCTGGATTACCCCAAGCACCCGGCCCTGAATCCATTCCATTTGGAAAATCACCAAACCATACATATGGTGAACGATCACGAAGAACATATGGATAATAAGAACTTGTTCCATCATCATATGTTCCATCAACAGCCTTAGAGCAAAATGCATAACGTTCAAGAATACGACCTTTATCACCAGTAAGATTACCAGCACCATCCACAACTACTATATGAAGACCATCATTAGAACCATTTTTCTTACGAGTATATTCAGTAGTTTTTGGAATTGTAAGAAATTGATCATAATATTTCCATAAATCAGCTTCAGCTTCAGCAGTATCTTCTTGAGTAACAACAGGAGCATCTACTGTAATAGATTCAGTTCCAGCGTATCCATATCCACTATTATCTATATTAACAGCAGTAACAACACCAGAAACAATAACAAGTGAAATAGTAGCTTGAGCAACAGTTTTAGTAAAACCAACACCAATATTTGTAGCATCATTATATCCTGTACCACCAGCAGTAATAACAACAGTTGTAACTATACCATTAGCTACAGTAACATCAATAGTACCATCATCGTTACCATTAGGAATAATCAATGATTCTCCATCAGAAAATCCATAACCACCATTAACTAAAGAAACGGTTGTTACGACACCTGAACCATCAGTTACAATATCAATAATAAGATCAGAATTTGTTTTTGTTGGAGCTTCAACAGTAACACCTTCAGTACCATCATATCCAGAACCACCACTATTAATTGTAGATGAATCAACACCCTCACCAGCAAAAGTAAAATCAATATCTGCTATTGTTCCTTGAGATATAGCAGGAGCAGGAATTGTTACTTCAGGTGGATTACGATATCCAGAACCAGCATTAGTAATATCAACACCAGTTACAACATCAGATTCTACTTTAAGTGTTCCTTCAGCAGTTACACCACCATCAAAAGGAGCAGTAAAAGTTACAACAACACCATCATCATCAGCAGTTGTATAACCAGTACCCGGTTTTGTAATTTCTACAGTTTGAACAGTTGAAAATGTATCTTCATCTGCCATATGAATTTCAACACCATTAGCAACAGTTCCCGGAAAACGACCCGCAAATTGGCCCCAATCGTTTGTAGATGGAGTTGAATGATTATCTTGCCAATCATTAATATTTTTAATCAATAACGGTGAAGCAGGAGTAGCTGTATTATCATAAGAGTTTCCAGCACCTTCTCCAACAACACGAAGAACTTTAAGATTTCTTGAATAATCCAAGAAGTTTTTCGCACAGAACCAATATCCAAAATTATCATCGTCTGGAATACCAAATTCTCTCACAAGTTCTTCTTCAGAAGATACAAGAGAATGTTTTTCCAGTGGCCCCCACGCAAATTGTCCAACAATTGCAGCCGCTGATATTGATACTTGAGGAATAATTTGTGTTAAGTCCCATTCACGAACAACTACACCCGGACTTAATTGGAATGACATACCCATTTTTTTACCTCTCTTTTAAGTTAAAATATAAATTTACATTTGATAAATCAAATATTACACTTATATTTATAAATTTGAGTTTTTAGACTTGACATTTCTCAAAAAATGACTATATTATATAGTGTGAGGGGAAGGTTCCCAAAAATTCTATTTCGGAGTGTTTATTATGAAAATGAAATCTACTGATTTTGAAACCCTTAAAAAATTTATAAATAATACCGTTAATAATTTTGAAGTAGATATTGAAAAGGAATATGAAAAATCAAGATTATCAAAACTCAGGTTCCGTTGGGATATGTTTTATTTATCCGGCATTAAAATTGGAGATGGAATTGGCATTCCCGATGGTGATATCATTGATTCAGAATTAAATATGGATCATATTGATACTGCCCTTCGTAAAATATTCGGTCATAAAAAAGGAGATAAATAATGAAACCAACCACGCATGAAGTATGGGATTTAGATACCCTAACGTATGAATATTCAGAAAAATATAACATTGATCCACGAAAATTCGGAAACACATTCATGAAAGAATATGTTCCAGAAATAACCAATTGTAAACACGTTTATAATCGTAATTATGTTGACATATGTTTCGATATCAAATTTAAATTAGACAAATCAATTGTCGAATTTATGGAACTTGATGTTCCTCTTGGAGAATCTGTTGTATGTGTAACTTTTAGACTTTAAAAGTATCTTTCGGAACATATTTAATAATCTCTTTAGTTAAAGCGGTTGTCATTTTTTTAATGTCAATCGCTTTTCCTTTTTCTTTGATCTTATAATAATCAGCAAATATAAAATAGCCAGCGTCACCATTACCCCCTTTATTTGGAGATGGAATATATTTAGAATCTACATTTTTTTTATTAGGAACAATTATTATATCCCCATCAATATACTGTTTTACATTATTTCCCATTTTTATAATATCAGCCATAGTATGCGATGCACCTTTATGTGTATCAATCAAGATATCTTCAGGAACAACTCGTGGTCTTTCTTGATTTTGTTTTATAGCCACTTTAATATCATTGACGATCCATACAATATGAATATTTTCTTTTTTATACCCATGTGTTGTTAATTTATGAGAAATATTATGAAGTTTTGTCATATTTTTCAAGGTAACATCAAAAATAATATTCGGCTTTCTTTCCTTATCAATCATACCAGCAAAAAACTTATCTTCCAAACGACCCGGTAAATTTATTTTTGTTGCGGCCATATGAAGAGCCGAAACATATATTGGTTTTCTTAGAATAGTAGCTCTTACTTTCGGATCATCAACATCAGGAACATAATTAATCTTTCCTGATTTATACATATTTTCAAGAACATCCTTGAAAGCAACTCTAAGATTAGGCATTTTTAGAATAAACTGTTTTACTTCATCAACATCAAATACCTTTGCATCAATAGCAATTAGATTTGATGTAACAAATCCCTTTCCACTTCCAGCTCCACCAGCCAATATCACAACATTATCAAATTTTGGATATGGTTTTTTTCCTACTGTAATTAAGGCTTCATCTATATTAGTAAATTTTTTAAACGATCTCATTTTTATTCCTATTTAATTTTACCGAATTCAACAGGTCTTGAACCAATCTTTTGACCGGAGCCACCTATTTGCCAAACTT